TGGTTAAACAACCGCAGACCAGAACGATGGGGTAACAAAGCACAAATCGACCACAATGTATCAGGGAATATCACACTCAATAAAATCGAGGATCTTGATATTAGTAAACTAACAGAAGAACAAAAAGACTTACTATTTAAAACCAACTTACTTCAAATAAACGATGGTACTAAAGAGGAGTAAAATAAAACAAGTACAACAACCCAATGAGGTGCAAACAGCTATTTTGCAAAAAGCATTCAATATGCCTTTGCAAAGTATACGTGCATTATTATTGGATGACTTACTCCGTTTCATTGAATATTTTTGGGATGTATATAGTGCAGAGGAATTGGTGATAAATTGGCATATGCGTTATTTATGTGATGAATTAATGCGTGTAGCTGATAACGTAGGACATCACAGAACAAAAGAATATGACTTAATAATAAATATAGCCCCAGGTAGTAGTAAGACAAGTATAGTAAATGTATTTTTCCCCGTATGGTGTTGGGTAAAATGGTATGCAATGAAATTTATCACGGGTAGTTATACTTCACCATTAGCCTTGGAGAGTGCAGAACATTCCCGTGACATTATTAAGAGTGAAAAGTTTCAGCAGTTATTTCCCGAGATAGGTATTAAGCAGGATAAGGATGTAAAATCAAACTTTCGGGTGGTGAAGAAGCTGTTTACGAAGCTAAACCGCCAGCCGCGCATAAAAAACGGGGGTACGAGATTATCAACTTCAGTAGGGGGTGCCTCAACAGGTTTTCACGCTCATATCATAATCATCGACGATCCGCTTAATCCTGAAAAATCTTATTCTCGAGTGGAGCTTGAAAAAGCTAACAGATGGATTGGACAAACGCTATCAACTCGTAAAGTGAACAAACGTGTATCCGTAATGATATTAATCATGCAGCGGTTACACGAGAATGACCCAACAGGCTATCTATTAAAGAAAGCTAAAAAGACACGGAAGAAAATAAAGCACATTTGCATACCTGGAGAATTAGGCGCTTATAAGAAAAACGTTAAACCCGCCGAATTAATCCTCAAATATAAAGATGGACTAATGGACCCCAATAGATTAGATCGTAATGCTCTGGCGGATTTAAAAACAGATTTAGGGCAATATGGCTACGCTGGACAAATAGGACAACAACCTACACCTCCAGGCGGGGGAATGTTTCATTATAAAAAGTTTCAAATTATCACACAAATGCCTTCTCCTGTTAATATCGTTGCAATTGTTCGCTTTTGGGATAAGGCAGGAACAAAAGATGGAGGCGCATATAGTGCAGGAGTAAAAATTGCAAAATTAAGAAACGGCAAATACGTTGTTATGGATGTGCGCCGTGGGCAGTGGGGAAGTAATGAAAGGGAAGACAATATTGAAAATACAGCGCGCGCGGACGTAATGGAAAACGATATCACGGAAACAGGAGTGGAGCAGGAGCCCGGATCAGGAGGAAAAGAGAGTGCAGAAAATACAATCCGCCGATTAGCTGGTTTACGAGCATATAAAGAGTCCCCAAAGGGAGATAAGATATATAGGGCAGATCCTTGGAGTGTAGCCGTAAACAATGGTGATGTGATGTTGTTGCATGGAGATTGGAATCATGAGTATATCGAGGAACACAAATATTTTCCATACTCTACATATAAGGACCAAGTAGATGCAAGTGGGGCAGCTTATAGCAGATTGAATAACAGTAAGAACGTAAAGGTGTATTGATATGGCAAAGTTAAGAAGAATGGATAAGGAATTAGCGGCGTATGATAATCAGATACACGCAATGGCAACGACGTTGGCGGCTCGTGCTAATTTGTTATCCACCGTAGGCATTCAATATGGTGGAAAAAGGGATATGTACACCGTATTAGGTTACCCAACCAATTCGGAACTAACTTTTGCCAATTTGTATGAGCGTTACCGTCGACAAGATATTGCTCAGGCGATCATCAATAAACCTGTTGATTATAGTTGGCGAGGGCAATTAAAGCTCACAGATACGGAGGATGGAGAAGATAACAGTGCATTTGAAAAAGCGTGGGAGGAATTAGAAAAGAAACACCATTTAAAGAACCGTTTTGTCAAGGCGGATAAGTTGGCAGGTATTGGGCGTTACTCTATTATTTTGCTAGGTTTTGATGGTGTTAAGACGCAAGGCGATTGGACGATGCCAGTATTAAAGGGAAGGAAATTGCAATATATTAAGCAATACGGGGAAGGTAGTGTGTCAATCAATACATATGAAACAGACCCCTCTAATGAGCGGTATGGTAAGCCACTAACGTATAACGTTCTCACAGCCCCATATGAATCAGACGCCGAAAGTAAAACAATAGTTGTACATCATACACGCGTTATTCACATTGTGGAACAAACATTAGTAAGTGACACATATGGAGACGGGCGTCTAATTCCTGTTATCAACCGTTTGTTTGATTTGGAAAAGCTCGTCGGTGGTAGTGGGGAAATGTTTTGGCGTGGTGCGCGCCCCGGATACTCTGCAAATGTAGACAAGGAATTTACGATGGGTGCAGGAGACGAGGACAGGATGCAGCAGCAGATTGAGGAATATGAAAATGATATCCGCCGTATGTTAGCCATCAAAGGAGTAAACATTCAAAGTCTAGCGCAACAGGTAGAGGATCCAAGTCAACATGTAGACGTAGTAATACAAATGATATCCGCAAACACTAACATTCCAAAGCGTTTGTTGACAGGTAGTGAACGCGGAGAATTAAGCAGCGCCCAAGACTCTGATGAATGGAAAAGCTATATAAAAAGCAGACGCGAGGATTTTGTAGAAAAACAAATACTACGTCCATTTGTGGATAAACTCATTGAATACGGAGCATTACCCAAGCCACAAGGTGGGGATTATAACTATGAAATTCAATGGGAAGACTTATTTGCACAAAGTGAAAAAGAGAAAAGCGATATTGGAAAGACGCGCTCTGCTGCATTGAAAGAATACAGTGCAAATGCAATTGCCCAAACCATAGTGCCTCCAAGGCAGTTTTTTAAGCATTTCCTAGGCTTTAGTGATGCAGTATTAAACGAGCTAGACGATGGCACAATGGAACAAATGTTGGCAGAAGAGCGAGAAGCGCAAAGATTCGAGGAAGAGCAAGCTAGAATAGCCCAAGAGGCCCAACAGGCTTCAGAGGGCGGAGACAATGCAGGAAACGATAATGAAATTGAAGAATAATGTGTAACACTTGCCAAAATATTTCCGTGTATGCAACGACCGAAGGGTATGATCCTAGTCGTACCACAACACTACGCAACGCCTTTGCCGCTCAGTTCCGTCGGCGGTTTAGGATGTTGCGTGGTGTTATTCGGCATGCCATTGTAGATGATGATGTGTTTGCACTTAGCAACCGCCCAAGATTGAGCGTAAATCAATTATCCAGTCCCGGCCCAAGAGCATTTGATTTTCCTCGCACGCAAGATAAAGTCAACGCATTTATGCAATGGCTGAAGGCGATGGAAACAGAGATTGATCTAAAGATAGTCAATTTCGAGCGTGCTGGTAGAAGTGTTGATAGTGCTTGGGCAAATCAATACGTGTTTGACAGTTATGCAAGAGGAGTAGATCGTGCAGCGTATGAAATGGACTCCGCTGGATTTGAAGTGCCGAGTATGCAAGCGCGCGGAGGCATTCAGGCAGCAATGCAGACCCCTATTCATATGGACCGCGTTGGTTTGCTTTATACACGTGTTTACAATGAGCTGAACGGTATCACGGACGCAATGGACCAGCAGATAAGCCGTGTTTTAGCACAAGGCATGATAGACGGGGACAATCCTCGTGTGTTGGCGCGCAAGATAAACAAAGTGATTGAGGGCTTAGGCGCTGATGATTTAGGATTGCGTGACAGCCTGGGACGTTTTATCCCTGCACGCCGTAGAGCTGAGATGTTGGCACGTACGGAAATAATACGTGCACACGCAGAAGCCCAATTGGTGGAATACGAAAATTGGATGGATGAGGTTACCATACGCGCCGAGTGGTCAACAGCAGGAGACAGCCGCGTTTGTGAGCGATGCGGCAGCCGTGAAGGACAAGTGTTAACAATAGCAGAGGCACGTGGTTTAATCCCATTACATCCAAACTGCCGCTGTATTTGGTTACCTTACAATGCAGAAGTAACAGCCAGGAGAGGAGCAAGAACATAAAATTGAATTATCATGCCTTGGACAATTGCAGACGTAGACAGATTCAACAGTGGGTTGACAGATGCTCAAAAGAGACAATGGGTGCGCGTAGCGAATAGCGTATTAGCTACATGCACAAGTGAAGGGGGTAGCGAATCTACATGTGCAGCCCGGGCAGTAAGGGAAGCAAATGGGGCAGTACAAAATAATACAAGTATGAAAAGAGTACACACATATCAAACAACAGCGCGCAATTACAACGCACGACAGGACACGCATGAAGGCCGTCCGCATTTAGTCGTTCCCGTTGTTATGATGCGCGAGGGTGTTCACAGTGGGAGCCATGGAGCTGTTTATCATACCGCTGAGGAATTAGGCAGGTATGAACAGAGTTGGAACGGAATCCCGGTAGTGATTTACCATCCGCAAGAGAATGGCATGTATGTGAGCGCAAATGACAGGACCGTACTAGAACGTGAATTAGTTGGACGAGTATTTAATACCCACATGGACGGCGATAGATTACGAGCTGAGGCATGGGTAGACGTTGCGCGTATGCAACAAATAAGTCCGCAGACGTTACAGGATTTGCAAGATGGTAAAGCAATGGACGTGAGTGTTGGTGTATTCACTGATGAAGAGGAGCAGACAGGACAATGGAATGGAGAACAATATACAGCCGTGGCGCATAATCACAGACCCGATCATTTGGCAATTTTGCCAGACCAACAGGGCGCATGTAGTTACGCCGATGGCTGTGGAATTAGAGTTAATAATGAACTAAAGAAAGGAGGCAATGTGAAAAAACAAATCACATTAAATCACCTTGAGTACAATGGTACCACGGATGAGGCGCTCCAGAATCTTAGTTTGTCTGATTTTGGCGAAACCAAGTGGGAGGAAACAACTCCGGAACAACGGGAAGAGATTGCATCTCATTTTCTCGTATGTACGGGTGACAGTTACGAGGATTTAAAATTTCCTGTTGTAACAAAAGATGGAAAGCTCTCTACGAATGCACTAAAGCAGATCGCCACAAGTGTGCAAACTAATCTGGAGGCTGATCCATTGGATAGCCTTGTACTAAACGAGGTAAAGCAGCTATTAGGCCCACAGGCAAATAGTTGTTGCGATGATCCTACTCCGGCACTAAAGAATTTGCAAAGGCAGGGCGTGCGCGCTCAGTTTATAGCAAATGAAGCCGGGTACAGGACTATCGCTACACGCATCCAACGAATGTTAGATGAGATGGACCGAGAAGGCGCCACGCATTGGTTGGAAGAGCTCTACGAGGACACTTTCATTTACCGTGTTGAGACGCGCCAAGGAACAGAGTTCTATAAACGTGAGTACACAATGGATGAAAATGAAGCAATCTCTCTCGGCGGGAACACCACACAAGTTCGTAAGAATGTGGAATATGTTCCTATGACACAACAAATGAATAATAATGCAAACCATAAAAATGAAGACAACATGGCAAACAAAAAAGTAGATGCCTTGATTGCGAATAGCGCCACGCAATTCACAGAAAACGATCGCGCGCAATTGGAGGCACTTCCAGAGGAAATCCTGGACAAAATGGCGGTTAACAACGCGGAGCCGCAGATTAACGGTGAGCAATTGGCGCAAGCATTGCAATCGTACACCGCAAATGACCCTAACAAATTCATTGGCTTACTGCCTAAGGAAATGCAAGGGCAATTAAATCACGGATTGCGTTTGCACCGTGAGCATCGCGAAAACCTCATTAAGCACATTCAAAACAATACGGATGAAGGTGTGTGGACTGAGGAGCAGTTGAAAGGATATGATGACAACACTTTGGAGTCGTTGGCAAAGTCTATTAAGGCACCAACAGATTACTCACTGTTTGCATCAGAACAGCATGTTCCCGAGCCTCAGAATAACGCTGAAGAAGTTGAGCCTTTATTGCCTCCGGGTGTCGTAGAGGACAAAGAGTAAGCCGATCATATTGTTGAACTTTTAAAAATAGGAGAAAAAGAGATGGCAAAAAATACGATTAAAATTAAGAATTATAACAACGTGCGTGAGGAACTGGTAGCCGCAGCTGCTATCACTCCAGGTATGTTGTTGGAGGTGACAAGCGCGGGCAAAGTGCAGGCGCATAGCTCCGCAGGAGGTAACGCGCTTCCTAAATTTGCGTTAGAAGATGAGCTTCAAGGTAAAGCAATTGATGAGGCTTATGCAGCAGATGATCAAGTACAAGTTTGGACACCCTCACGAGGGGACAAAGTGTATGCGATGTTGGCAGATGGCGAAAATGTTGCTATTGGAGACTTCCTGGAAAGTGATGGAAACGGCAAATTGCAGGCACATAGCCCAGGCAGTGAAGGTTTAGAATACCCACTTGGCCCGGTTGCCATTGCTCGTGAAGCTGTGGATATGAGCGATTCCAGTGGTGCTGATCCTGATGGTCGTATCATTGTTGAAATCGTGTAATTATTAACCTGTAAACATTAAGGAGGAAAAAGATATGAAAGGAATTGATTTTATTACTAATGGACAAGCCCAAGGGGGTGTCGCACAAAGAGTCATGGCCGATGGCTTGAATACGTATGCGAATCGCCCTTTCTTGGATCCTAAAACCGGACAGGCATATGTGACTGTTCACATGGGTGGGGATCCAAAGAAGACCAAGAATTATAAGGCAGTACCTATCCAGGCAAACGCCACGCTCCGCCGTGATGAATGGAAAATGTTGGATGATGCGTTGCTCCGCGTGAGCCATGAGCGTCTAACTGGAATCATGGACTTGCGCGAAAATGGTTTGGTGTACAACATGGGGACCGGAATGGATGCTACTATGTTGGAAAGCCATCGTAGTGGTGAGTCTATGGAGGCTGAACTCTCTATGGATGGTATTACACGTTCTGACGGAGACCGTCCAACGTACGATACCTTGTATTTGCCTTTGCCCATTATCCACTCGGATTTTGAGTTCAACGAGCGTGTTCTTCGGAACTCTCGTAAACTTGGAAATCCGCTGGATACTACCGGTGTAGAGGATGCAACACGTGTCGTTACTGAGAAGTTGGAAAAAATGCTTTTCCAGGACACCAGTTACACGTTTGGCGGAGGAACTATCTATAGTTACCTAAACCACCCAAAGAAAAACGTGTTGAGCTTATCAACTGCTTGGGATGACAGTTCAATGGACGGGCCTGCAATTTTGGAGGATGTACTGAACATTCGCCAGTCTTTGCGCGATGCAAACAAGTATGGCGCCATCATGTTATACATCCCTAGTAACTATGACAAAGTCGTAGAAGGGGATTACGATAACACTCGAGGTAATACAATTCGAGAGCGTTTGGAATCTATCCAAGGAATTATGGCTGTTAAAACAGCTGAGTTCTTACCAGATGACACCGTTGTTGGTGTGGAAATGACAACTTCCACCGTTCGCCTAGTGAATGGTATGCCTTTACAAACTGTTCAATGGAAAGAGCAGGGGGGTTTCGTGAACAAGTATAAAGTTCTTACTATTCAGGTACCTCAAATTCGTGCGGACAAAAAAGGACAATGCGGTGTTTCCGTGCTGTCGTAATGTTGAACTTTTAGGCGCTAATCACGCGCTTATTTAAAACACTTTGTAATCATGCAACGACAAAGAAAAGTAAAAAAAGAAAATCTCGCGGAGTTCCGCGCAATG